TTGCTGATGCCCTGCCAGATGCCCTCGACGATCTGCGTGCCGATGTCCCAGATCGAGCTCACCAGCGAGACGACGCCGTCCCAGACGGTGCTCACTATCTGGCCAGCGGCCTCGAAAATCTGGCCCAGATTGGAGATGATGCCGGAGGCAAGCGTGACAATGATCTCCACCGCTGCTTCGAGCAGCTTCGGGACATTCTGGACAATGGCCGTGACAAGGTTCGCAATGATCTCCGGCGCCTTCGCGATCAGCTCCGGGAGCGCGGCGATCAGCCCGTTGGCCAAAGCGATGATGATGGCGATTGAGGCGTCGACCAGAGCGCCGAGCGTGCCAGGATCCGTCAGCGTATCGACGATCTGAAGGACCACGTCCACGATCGTGGGGATCATCTCAGGCAGCGATTCTGCAATTCCGGAGGCCAATGTTACGATTACTTCCAATCCTACTGACAGGAGCTGTGGAAGCTGTTCGAGAAGGCCGGACCCGATGGTCATGAGCGCCTCCGCTCCACAGGACAGGAGCGTCGGGAGGTTGGAGGTGATCGCCGAGGCCAGGCTCACGAGGATCTGGCTGCCGATCTCCATAAATGCCGGCAGGGTCTCGCTGATCTTGCCGACGACGCCCTGGATGCCCGCGGTGATCTGGCCGAGGCCCTTCTCGGAATCGCCGGCGAAGATGTTCGCAAGGCCGTCCATGACGCCGGTCAGGCCCGGCATAAATTCCGAAAGCAAGCTGTTTTTCAGCCCGCCGAAGGCCGTCTGCATATCTTGCAGGCTGTCCTGGAAGGCCGCCGCGTTCGCGACCGCCTCGTCGGACAGGACGCCGCCCAGCTCGTGGACCCGGTCCTTCATGGCCTGCGTGTCTTCTGCCGACGTGTTCAACAGAGCGCCGAGCTCCGTCGCGCCTCTGCCGAGCAGCTGCCCGGCGAGGTAGGTGCGTTCGGTCTCGTTTTCGACACCCTGTAGCGCGGTGATGGTCGCGGAGAAGAGATCCTCGTTGCTCATGCCCTGGACCTCTTCCATTGTCAGCCCGATGCGCTCAAACGCGCCATTGCCGTTCTCGACGGCGTTGGCCAGCGTCTTCATCGAGCTCTGCATCGACTCGATGCTCGTGCCGCTGTGCCGCATGACCGCGTCCCATTCCTGATAAGCCTGCGCGGACAGACCCATCTTCTGGCTCATCTTGTCAATGTTGTCGCCGTAGGCAGCGACGTCTGCCGCGCCCTTCACGAGCGCCCCGCCCGCCGCGATCGTCGCGCCGGCGAGCGCCCCGATGGATGCGAGACCGACCTTTGCCACGCCGCCGAAGGCGTCGACGAATTTAGATCCGGAGCTCTGGCCGGCAGCTTCGGCCTCCGAGCTCATGAGATTCGTCAGGCTGTTCTGGATTCCCTCCGCCGAGGGGATGATCTGTACATACGCTTTTGCAAGCTCAGGCATTGACGTCGCCTCCTGTGCCTGTAATCGCGGCCCATGCCGCTGCGAAATCCTCCGCGGAATCGTACCCGGTCTCCGGCTCTTCCGTGCCCGTCAGCATCTGGAAGATTGATGGAGGATGGTTTTGCTTGTTTTGACCGTCTTCGGAGAACATCCATGAAATGTGGCCGATGCGGTCCGCGATAATGGCGAGAAGCAGTGTTTTGTTATCCGTGCACTTTTCGCCTGTGAGTTTCTTGGATACTCTTGAGGTGGCGGGCAGCCCCTGCGCGAGCGTGGCAACCGTGACAATCGGCAGCTGACGCCAGTCGTAAACGCCGTATGTCTCGGCCATGTCGCAGACAAGCGCATCCGGGCAGGCGTTGACGATCCGCGCAAGGGCTAGGATTTTTTTCCCTCTTTGACCGCCGCGAGAATGTCGGCGATCTCCTCCGCGACCTTGTCGATCGGCACGCGGCCGTTTTCGTCGCGGAGGTGTTCGTAGAGCGCCTTTTTCTGGGCGCCGAGGACCTTCCGGCAGACGGGGACGACCGCAGTGGCGTCTCCGTCGTCGAGATCGCAGAGAGCTTCAAACAGCTCCATGTCGTTCGCTATGTCTTCCGCGACCTCAAAAGAAAAGCCGCTGCGTGTCGTTCCCGTTACCATGTTGATCCTCCTCAGGTGCTGGACGCCTTGAGAATGTACTCGTAATGAGTATTGCCGGAGCTGTCGGGCAGGCAGCTCAGCGTGATGCCGTAGCCGATGGCCGTATCGTCCTTGTATACGATGTCAGCCATGTCGCTGATGATGCCGCACGGGATCACGATGCGCTTCGCGGTGTCGCCGTTGAGCACCATGTTGATGACCCAGACGGCCTCGTCCTGCGCGTCGCCGTTGACCTTCACGGTCATTCCGGTGGCCAGCGTGCCGGAGACGTTGCCCGGCCCGAAGACGGCGCTGATGACGTTCTCGGACAGCGACTCAATCAGCGTGAAGGCGATGGTGTCCGTCTTGTCGGTCTGGCTCACCATGACGGTGTCGCCGCCCCAGGCCTTAATGTTGCTGACGGAGATCTTGTTGCTGTTGGTGACGCCGTCGGAGCTGACGTAGCCCATCGGCTTGAAATCGGCGCCCAGCGTGGTGCTCGCGTCGGTGGGCGGGGTGGTCCCCAGAACGGCCCGGAAGATGGCGCCGTCGATCTTGGGCTTGCCGGCGGAGACGTTCTGGGCGTTGTTGGTGTTGCTCATGTGTTTTTCCTCCTAAACGCAGTAGTAGACGATGTCGAATACCGCCTGATAGCGGTACTGTTTTTTCGTCGCGTCGGTGTAGTTGTAGTCGCTGTTGAGCCGGCAGGACGCGACCTCAGGCCGCGCCGGGAGGCTGTCCATGGCCGCGATCACGCTCTCATTGAGGCTGACCGCGTTGTACATGGAGGATCCATAGCTTTGGATCGCGACGGTCGCGTGCCGGAGCTTGTCCTCCTCGCCGCCTCCGGTCTTCTGGACGATCACAAAGGGAGGCGTACCGCCGCCCTCCGGGATCTCCATATATGCCGTGATGTTCGCGCCTGCCAGATGGGAAAGAATGACGTTCTCGATCATGACAGATTCCTCAGTAGGGTGTTGTTCTCCAGGTTGTCCTTCAGCGCGTCCGGATCCTCGGTAAAGACAGACGCCACGGCGCGACCCGGCGTGAGGTAGATATCACTCTCGTAGCCGGCGCCGCAGCGTCCTGTGATTTCCGCGGCCTTTTCGCCGAGGACGGCCTGCATTTCGGCAGACAGCAGCAACTCGCGGATCCCGGCGCTGTTGAGCTCGATCCGGACCTTGTCACTCAATCCGGTGACACCTGACTTTCATATGCCAGGGCGTCGGGATCAGAGCCGCGACGCCGGTGATCGGGAAGCCGAAGGTCTCGCACTTGATCGTCCGCCCGTAGGCGTCCGTCCACTCGACCTTGGTGTTCTCCCATGTATGCGTATCTCCTTTGGGAATGCCAAGCATATAGTCGATGCGCTTGCCGAAGAGATCCGTGCTGGTGGTGATATCGTCCGTGGACGGTTCGCCGACCAGCACATTATCGACCGTCTTGGTGGTCTCGGTGTAGACCGGAGCTCCGAAGGCGTCCGTGCTGGTCTTGGTCTTAACGGTCAGCGTGACGGTGATGCCCCTCATACGTTGACCACCTCCGGCGCCAGCTCCTGCACGGGAGACCAGCTGCCGACCTTGTCACCGCAGCCGAGCAGTTTCCGCTCCGTTTTGCCGATGTACAGCTCGCCGGCCGCGCCGCCGGTGCCCATGGTCCACGACTGGGAATAACCAAGGCCGCTCATCGAACCCTGCGATGCGCCCATGGGGACGCCGCTGTCGCCTCCGTCACCGAGGGCACGGATGACCATCCGGCAGCTGCAAACCTTCTTTGCGTTGGCCGCCGCGCTGATATTGTAGACGTCGATCAAAACTGCCGCGTCTTCCAGCAGCTTGCCGCAGATGGCCTGCTCGCTGCTTGACATGGTCCGGCTCATGCGGTCCTGGACGTCCTGGACTGTGGCATAAGTCGTTGCGGGCATAAGATCACTTCGCTTTCGTGGTTTTCTTCGCAGCCGGTTTAGCCGCCGGCTTCTCGGCCTGCTTCGGCGTGCTGGAACGAGCGGGGAGGCGAAAACCCCTCCCCAGATACTCGTCCAGTCGTGACTCATGCACGAACGTCTCCCCGCCGTCGGGACGGATCAGCGGGATCATGTCAGGCGCTCGGCGTGGCGCCGGTCAGGAGATTGAAGCACGCAGTGTCAGCGCGGAATCCGAGCTCGATCTCGGCGCGGACGGCGAACATGTTGTGCTCCCAGAGGTTGACCTGCTGGCTGTTGATGGTGAGGCCGGTCTGATCGGCGAAACGGATCTGCACGCCTTCGACCGTGCCGTACATGGCCTGGCTCCAGTCACCGGCGACACCAACGATGGCGGGAGTGCCCGCGGAGGAATCCGCAGCGGCCTGACCGGCCTTGTAGATGCCGCGGCTCTCGACAGTCTGAGCGCCGAGGATGCGGTTGACGCCGCCCTCAGAAGCGGATGGAATGAAGATCGGGCGTCCGGTGGTATCGGTGGAAGCCAGCAGCAGGCCGATGCCGGCCGGGCTCATGGCGAAGCCGTTCAGAGCGCCGCCCGCGGTCGCGATGTCAGTGTAGGCGGCAGCGAGGTTGCCGTAAACGGTCTCGCCAGCGCCGGGGACCAGCTTCTGTGCGGTGCAGAGCGCAAAGTTGTCGAAATTCTCGCCGGGCTTTGCGACAGCGCCGACCACGGTCTGATCGAACTTCTGAGCCAGCGCGAGAGGCAGGCGGGCGACGAGAGCGTCGTAAAGGCCGGCGGCGTCGCGACGGAACTCGTCAGAGAAGGGAACGATGACGGCCAGCTTGTAAGCCTGCATCAGCTTGGTGGACAGGCCGGGATTGCTGACGGCCTTGGCGCCGGTTTCGGCGACCCACGCCGCAGACGGATCGGAGGTGATCACGGGGATCTGAACGCCGCGTCCGGGCAGGGGAATCTGACGGGCCAGCTGCATGACAGCAGAGGCCTGCTGGGTCTTCTGGAGGATCTCCTGGCTGACTTCTGCCGGGAGGGTGATGTTGGTACGATTGGTGGAAATGCCGCTCATGTTGTAAGCTCCTTTCGATTGTTAAAGGTTGTCTTTCGCCCAGTCTGCGAACTTATCGCGGGTCGTGGGCTTGATTGCGTTCCCGATCTCGCCGCCGTCCGGCAGATGCGGATAAGCGGCTGAGGTCTTGGCGAATGAGAGAATGGCGTCGGCCTGAGCATTGCAGGCGTCCTCCGTTTCCCCGGTCAGAAGGCTCGCGGGGATCTTCTTTTCGGTGCTGACCTTCTCGCGCATCAATCTGAGCGCCTCGGCCTTCTTCATGCTGTCGAGTTCGCCCTGAAGGGCCTTGATGGCTGCGGACGCTTCCTTGAGTGCGTCCTGCGGCTCTGCGGCCTTCTCCTTGAGCTTCGCAAGCTCGGCCTGCGCGGCCGTGAGCTGGCCCTTGAGGCCGTCAAGGTCGCCCTTCGCGCCGTTGATGTCGGCGCCGTTGATGCCCATGAGTTTATCGATCTGTTCCTTCGTCGCTTCCGGGAAGATCTCGGTGATCTGTTCGCGTTTCATGCTCAGTCCTTTCTTTCGGCTACGCTTTTATACGGGGTCGCATCCCTTGCCGCTGCGCTTTTACGATGCGCTATCGAGATATATCCGTGTGTTTGAAACACATGAGATAACTAAGTCACATACTGTACTTTGCCTTTGACGGCCTGTCTAAGCTCCTCTACGAGCTCTTCGTCGTCCCACCAGTAAGCTCTGGCAATGTGGCCACGCCATGGATGGAGGATGCTGCCGCCGACGATGTAGTCGACATGGTCCACGAGATTCGGCTTGAGGTTTTCAACAGTCTCGCGTCCATGCCGGTCTATCAAAAAGTTTCTGAAAACGGAGTCGTCCATCTTTCCGGATTGCACCCAGAGAAGATACAGCGTGTGCGATTTCCCGTCCGTCTCTAGCCACTCGGCACACTCGCGGGCGTAGCTGTCAGGGATCCGGACGCACTGGAATGAATGCCAGGCGTCTTCTACGCTCACCACGCCGGTCTGAAACGGGTCGTCCGTGAATTTCTCATTGGCGAAGCCGTAGACCACGCCGCGGTCGTGCTGCCGGCAGCGCTCCACGAAATCCCGGCAGAGGAGAACGTCGTCCTGGATGTGCCAGGTCCCGCCGTCGCCCTTGCAGCTGGCGAAGGCCGTCATACAGGCTCGAAGGTTGCCGAGCCCTTTGGAGTCACAAAACACTTCGATCTCGTCAGCGCCCTGCCGCTCCAGCTCCGGGATGAGGAATCCGTTGACGTACCACATCCGTATCGGGCACGCGTGGATCATCACTTTCATGGATTTACCTCCCATCCGCAGGGCTCCGGAAACCGGCTGCGGATATATTCGCCGATCTCTCCGTTAGCGAAGCTGTCCTCCGTAGTGCTGACGAAGGTCTGATCTTTGACCCAGTCGATGAATCCGTATGCGAATTTGACCAGGACGTCGCATCCGACCACGCCGCCTATGCTGTAAAAGTTGCCGTACAAGGACCTGGTGAAAAGGATGGTCCGGAAGCGGTCCATTACGTCCAGCATCTTCCGCCGGTTGATGAGCATCGGCTTGTGCACCTCGTAATTGAGGCAGCCCATGCCCTCCCGCCTGAAGAGATCCTCCAGGATCTCCAGCTGATCGGTCCAGTACCTGACGCTGGCGTCGTCGCTCCGGACCTCCCGGATGACCTCTGAGATCGTCTTGTTGAACATCTGCGGCATATCCTCCGAGGCAGGCTGCATCACGAAGAAATCGTCGTTGAAAAACCAAAAGTCCTCCGTGATCTCGTCCGTCTGACAGATGATCTTCATGAGCCGATGCGTGTTTTCCCATTTGCCCGGAAGGATCATTTCCACCGGAACGAAGCGGTCCGGCGCGATGCCGTCCGGGCAACCGCCGAAGATCCAGACGTCGCCGTGCGGCCCCCAGTTTTTCTCGATGGACCGCAGGGAGTATCGCAGCTCCTCATTCGGCGCGGAATCTTTGACCATGTAGACCAGATCATACTTGCCGCGCATCAGGCGCCTCCCTTGTGGTAGTAGCAATAGCCTCGCCCGGTGTCGCAGAGGACCTCGAAACCGGGATACCGCTCCGCGAAGATCCCGGCCGTCAGGTCACTCTGAACGTGGACCTCGTAGGGATTGCCATATATCGGCCCCTGTTCGTAGAGGAAGGGGACCGCTACGATCATGTCTTTGCACCGTGGCCACGCATAAGCCAGCACGGCCTGCGCGTCCTCCACGCTCATATGCTCGATGACATCGCCGAAGATGATCAGGTCATAATGCTCATACTCGAAGTCGCGGATATCGGCCTCGAAGATCTTCCGATATCCCTTGCCCCGCAGCTTCATCACGTTCGGCCAGAAGGCCTCGACGGCGTCCATCTCCGGGTACTGCGGGAGCAGCCGCCTCCAGTAGCCGTCACAGGCCCCCACGTCGAGGATCTCCGTGCCGGCGGGGAAGGTGGCCAGCACCCAGCCGCAGACGCGGTCCTTGCCGTAGCCGTAAGAACTCATACGCGGGTCTCCTCAGCCGCCGAGCTGTTCAGCTCCTGGCGCTTCTCATAGGCCGAGCGTTTCTGCTCGTTGATCTCTTCTTTGTTTTCGGCGTAAAACTCGCGCCGCATGGCGTTGATCTTGTCCTTCGGCGTCCTGCCGTCAGCGTCTTCGTACATTGCGCGGTATTTGTCCGGATCGTAGCCCTTCACCGTCGTGTTGCTGTCAAACCGGATCGCGTATACGCAGTCGCAATTCGAATGAATATGCTCCGCGTGACCGCCCTTTATTGCCGCCTTGCTGGCCCTCTGCCAGCCGCGTGATGCCAGTGTGATGCAGAACGCGCAAGTCTCGCCAGCGGGTATCCAGGCGAACTCAGCGCCGTCCCGCAGCGCGTTCTGGAGCGTGGTGTCAGCGCCCGTCTGCTTGACGAGCCGTCCGATGGCGTTGGCCATCATGTTCTCGTTCTGGCTTTGGTTGGCCACGCCCTGCACCGTCTTTGCCACCTGATGATAACTCGGCGTCGCAGCCGGGATCGCCGGGTCGAAGATTTGTCCGCTCAGCTCGGCAACCGCGTCGTACATCTGAGCCGCGAGCGATGCCGCGCCTTCGCCATATTTGGTCGCGAGACCATAGGCATAGTCGATCATCGCGTCGATGTCCATGTAGCCGTATTTCTGGATATAGCCCTTCATCGCGTCGGCTGCGGCCTGATTCAGCGCGGACATTTTTTTCATGTACGCCTGCATCGCCTTGGCGCTGATCGTTCGCATTAGCTCACCTCAAGTGACTCCACGACCGCGAGCCCTCTGGCCCGGACCTCCTGTCCTTTGATCCGGCGGATATCCGCCTGCGAGAAACCGATCATTTCGAGGAAGGTGTCGGTCTGGGCGAAGGCCGGGCGGCTAGTCGCGATCTTGATGGCCGCGTCGGCAGTCACCGCGACGCTCGGCATGGCCGGGTTGCGGAAGTGCGCGACCACGCTCTTCTGCTCGTCCGTCAGATTCTCTACGGTCGTGTCGTTGGCCACGGCCAGCGCCATGAGCGCGATGGTCCGGAGGCTGTCGCCGTTGCCGACATTCAGCTGCTCCGCCATGCCGACCAGCGTCTGAGACTGCGCGAGGATCGCGTCGGAGCTCGTCGGGTTGGCGTCATTCACGACGCCCGTGTCGGTGACGGTCAGCCCCGTGGCCGCGGAGAACTGCGTGGCCAGCACCCGAATCATCTCAACATGAGGCTGGAGGCTGCCCTGCGTCAGCTGCCCGAAGGTCGGTTTCTCGCCGGTCTCCGGATTAGTCGTCGCGGCGATAAGACTTCCGACGTACTGCTTAAACTTCTGATTGATCAGCACATCGTACTGATCGTCCGTGACGCCAAGCAGATATTTCTGCGGGCTTGTGGCGAACTCCAGACCAATGGAGGCATTCGCGATGGTCCTGACATAACCATCGATCAAACGCCTCACCGGCTCCTTGATGCGCGACCGTCCGAAGGGCTTGTCGCTCGTCGCGTTCCAGATGAGCGGCTCCATCAGAGGCCTGCCCATGCGCTGCGGGTATCTGTAAGCCGTCCACTGACTGTCAACGCGCTGGAGCGCCCATACGTCCGTGTCGGTGTAGAAATAGATCAGCGACGGGCTCCACAGCGTGTCATTGTCCGGAGCGGTGTCGATAATCGCGAAGCCGCAGGAGATCCGGCCCTTGTCGCCGTCCCAGAGCGCCGCGCTCGTCCGCGGGGAATGGAACCGGATCTTGCAACCGATGTCCGGATCCGCGCTGAGCGTCGCGAAGGTGCAGCCGTATTTCAGCTCGTCGCGGGCCGCTTTGTTATATTCGGCCACGAGCTTGTTTGACCGGACCAGAGCCTCAAGCTCCGGAATGTCCTCACCGTTCTCGCCGACAAAGCCGTCGAACATGGATCGCCCCGCCAGAACATCAACGGTTTTTGCGCCCCAAGCGCAGCCGATCTCCAGCCGCGCCAGCCCATCCGGTAGAGCAATGCCGAGGTTGACGCTGTTCAGCGAGATCTTGCCCTCGTAGTAGCGGTTCTTCTGCTCGTTCTTCCCCTGATGGGCCGTGAAGACGTTCACCAGCTTCATGAGCTGAGCGTATTCAAAAGCAGGAAGCCCGACCACATTGGTCGGGTTAATGAAATTAATCATCCGATTCTCATCCTCCTTGTGGGATCTCGTCTGCTGGTTTTTGCTCCCCAGAGCGCAAGGGCCGCGGCCTCGACCGGGATAGAATTCTCACCGCCGAAGCCCCAGCCGCCGCCAATGGGCCGCTTGACCGCCGTGATCGCGCTGTCGCGCAGGGCTTCCTGCCCGGAGAACCATGTCACCGTTTGGCTGCCGAGCGCATCGCAGAGCGTGCCGGCTGCACCGATCACGTCCTTTGCATTAGGCCTGATCACGCTGTTCTTTGCCCGCCAGGTGTCCGCGATCTTATCGACCAGGACATCGGCTCCGTTCTTTCCGTCGATTACCACGCAGCTG